AGTTAGTTGTAGTAGTTTATCCTTTAGTTCTGGATTTTTAATCGTTTGTATACGCTTTATTAAATCGCGCATACGAATTAATATATCCGGTTCGTCTTTAGGAATAAATTCGCCTGCTCGCATCTTATTATCCTATTACGAATGTAATTGGTTGTGAACCATCTACATAATTGCGCAAATCATCAAGCAATGCTTGCTTTTCGGACATACCTTCTTGCTTCATTTGAGAACCATTTAATGCAGAGCCACCTTGTGGACCAGCAATACTAGCAAATTTTTCACGTGCTTGCCCAATAATAACTTTAGCGGCAGCAGTAGTATAGTCCTTGATCCACTGTGATGTTTGATAGTCTTGTAGCAATGTTACTTCTGGTTTAGCATTGTATACCCAAAGTAGAATTTCTTCACCTGTGCCTTTTGGGTCGCGCACAACACGAAGTTGTTTTGTTACAGGATTGAATGTGTAGTTCATAAACCCGCCAAACATACGCATTGCAAGTTCAACGTACTGTGAATACATTTCAAAGGTAGCTAAACCACCTGCATAAGTGTAGTTTAGAAGGTAGACGTTAAGAGTAGCCTGGCTAAATGGGTCAAAGCTAGTACTATAAGGGCCAGTAGCGTCCCCCAGAGTACGTCTGAAAATTTGACGGACATGTGTTACCTCTTGTGGTAGTGTGTAAGTATCCTGTCCTTCCTGGAGTGTTAAAAACGCATAGCTTTCTTCCGTGCTAGCCTGCGATCGTTGTCTAAAAATACCAAGTGCTTCTTGGTAAGCGATCTCATAATGTTCTGGATCAAGTTCGATGTCGATAATGCCATCGCCTAATCTTAATCCAACGTATTTAAAGAGATCTTGCTTTAGAGAATCTAAACTCATATGTCCTGTCCATCCTTATTACACTATTTAGTGCAAATTAAGTATGAAGGGCTATGTAAGATTCCCAGAAAATTTTTAATATCTTTTCATTAAAATCATCATACCCCATATTAGTGTATAATAATTGCATTTCTTTCAGAAATAACTGTTGATCAAAAATTGTTGACATATCAAATCCAACAATTTTGTTTTTAATGTTTCCGCCTCCATAGAAATAGTCAATTTCTTGCTTAACATGATCATAACTTTTGCTAAGAAATTGCACATTAAATAATGATTTGTTAAATTCACTCCAGGACGGCCACGAAGGCCCAGCTAGCACGTCTTCGTATTTTTCTTTTCTATAATTACCTAAATAATCAATACTTAAATTACCTCCTTTTAGCGAAAGAGAAATATTATAAAAATCTTGATAGTTATATAAAATTAAAATTGTGCTATTTTGTAATATTTTTGCAACTTGGGACAAGCCATGTCCATTTCCATGTGCTGTAATAAGAAAATTAAACTCTTTCTTTAAAAGATTATTTAAAATATGTGTATTATCTAACTTGCCAGATAGCCAACGATCTAAAAAATCTATTCCATAAAATTCAGTATCACCAAATTCGATTCCATCCCTCCATTGATCCATATTATCTTTAGGAGGTATTGTTTGCATAATACATTTTAAACGATACAAGTAATCTGTTGGATGTTCCATAAGATACAGAGCACAATCTTTTTTCATTGGCAGAACATTTTTGCTCAAAGATAGACAGTTTCCTATAAATTTTCCACCAGCAAATGTTGGATAAAATACAATTATTGGATTAGTGGATTCGAATGATAACAAGGTTCCCATTGAAACGTCCATTTAGTTTAGATTCTACTGCTTTAATATCTTTGAAGAACTTACGGCTGTTAGGTTTACTTGCTTTTGTAAGCTCTTTAATCTGCTCATCTGGTTTACGAAGCGTCTTCATAACGCTTTGAGTCGGGTCATAACCAATAATAGCATTGTTCTTCACGTATAACCCACCTGAGTGCTGGTCTGCTACATAGTATTGTAGCTTGCGATTCTTAGTGTTGTACACAAACATTTCCTTAGCACCAAGAATTTTCACAGGCTTCTCTGACTTGATATCACCAAATTCCTTCATATATTTGAGTTTTGCTACTACTTTCTCAGGCGGAACTGGCTTTTTACGGCGCGGAGTCTTGGCAACCTTCTTAAACTGTACATAACTCAGTGCGTCAGCGATTACTTGTTCGGCAAACTTTACAAGGTTGCGCAGTTCAATCTTACCGTAATTAGCATAGTACTCAACAACTTCTTCGTCACCGTCGTGTGCTGCACGGAATTCAGCGAGCTTTGCTTCCCATATATCAGTGATTACTGAAATATGCTGCGGCAGGATGTTAGCAACTTTTAGTACATCAATAGGATTTTCGCCCTTAACTGGCTTACATCCATTGAGAATAAAGTTGTCTAGTAGCCCTTCGAGCTCGCCTGCTGCTTCGTTTGCCTTTTCAAGCATACGTTCCTGAATAGTGGGACCTTTGGGCTTTGCTTCTTCCTTTGTTTCTTCAACTTCCGGAGCATCGTTTACGTGACGTTCCACTTCAAAATTGATGCGTTCAACTTCGTTTTCGTTAAGCTCTAGCCCTTGATTGCTCATACGACACAACCAACCCACTGTGTTAGTGAGCTTCGCATCTGCGGTGCCTTTAATCACTTTATAAGCATCGGCTTTGCCTTGCTCTTTGAAGTAATCCAGCATCATTTGCTTGGCTTGTTTGCTATCACAAGTATAGTTGTACCAGTTCATAGCAGTAACTAATGCTGATGTGCGACTTTCTTCAGCAGGCTGTTCTGCCCAAGTAGGCTCTTGTCCTACATATTTGGCTTCTGCGGCTGCTGCCTTGATTTTGTTGCTTTGAGGCTTACGGGCCATTGCTAACTCCTATTTGTTAGTATCTGCTTATTATAGAGCCCTGAACCAATGTTGTCAACCTAGTCAAAGCGGATAAATACATAAAAATTTGCCGTGAGTTCATAAAATGTACTTATTGTGGTTAAATTACAACATATAAAGATTATTTAATATGCCAAGATTAAGTTTATGGTCTCCTGAAAAACGCAACGATTACAAGTATCTAGACAGTGTGATCTCAGAGCAGTATACAGTTGGTGGACTTGATATTTATATTCATAAGTATCTGGGCCCAAAGGTGTCTGGTGATTATTCATCAGAATCCAGTAATTATGATGTTACCAGACCTGTGTATTCAGAAACCGACCCATTGTTTATTGAGGATTTGTTTACACTGGAAAACAGAGATCGTGATTATGATGAATCTATTTATCGGTTGCGGGGTGTGTACAATGTACAGGACATTGACTTTAACCTAAGTCAGTTTGGATTATTCATTCAAAACGATACTATCTTTGTAACATTTCATTATAATGATATGATTGATACTGTTGGTCGTAAACTAATGTCAGGCGATGTTATTGAGGTTCCCAATTTAAAAGATTTTCATCCACTGGATTCCAATATTCCAATTGGAATGCCAAAATTTTATGTTATTCAGGATGCATCATTTGCTAGTGAAGGCTTTAGTAAAACCTGGATGCCGCACATTTGGCGTGTTAAAGCAGTTCCAATGGTGGGCGCACAAGAATACAAAGATATTTTAGATGGCTACACCAATGAGAAGGGCAACGAAACTGGCGACCTTACCGATTACCTAACTACATACAATAAGAACAAAGATATCAATGATGCAATTCTTGCCCAAGCAGAAGTAGAAGTTCCGCTAGCAGGATATGATGTTAGTAAGTTTTATGTTGCTCCTTATGGCAGCGACGGTGAACCCGAGGATGGCACAGGTATCAGTGCTGATAATTCATTGTTAACAGCAGACCTGGGTGCAGTCAGAGCAGACCGCAGTTTGGTGTCCCCAACATCTGATGGATATCTGGTTGGATACTTAACTGGCAACACAATGCCACCAAACGGTTTGCCTGTTACACCAGGAGTTAGTTTTCCAATTAACGCAAGAAGTGGTGACTATTGTTTACGTTTGGATTATCATCCAAATAGATTATTTAGATATGACGGAGCACGTTGGGTGAAAGTAGAAGATAATGTAAGAACTGAAATGAGTTACTTAAACAATGACAATACTACGCAACGTAGTTCATTTGTTAATAACAATGCTACAGTAGCTACAACTGATCGTGGTAATATTCCAAGCAAACAAAGTCTAAGCGATTTGCTACGACCAGAGGCGGATAACTAATGGCACAAGTTGATTTCTTCTACGACGAACAATTACGTAGATTTTTGCTACAATTTACAAGAATCTTCTCGGGATTCCAAGTAGAGTACGGCAAAGATGACTCAGGTAATCCAACATACTTAACAGTTCCTATTCGTTACGGTGACGCTTCTCGTCAAGCACAAGTGATTATTCAAAACAATAGTGCTAATTCAATGCCTAGTGCGCCGATGATGAGTTTTTATGTAAGTGGATTAAAATACGCAAGAGAACGTGTGCAAGAACCATATCATGTAGACACACGTAGTTATCGTCAGCGTTCTTGGGATGCAGACACAGAAACTTATGAAACTACGCAAGGCAATGCGTTTACTGTTAAACGTCATATGCCAGTTCCATATGATGTAACTATCAAGTTAGACATTTGGACCACAAACACAAATCAAAAATGGCAGTTGTTTGAACAAATTTCTCCAATGTTCAATCCAAGTTTAGAAATACAAAGCACTGATAATTATATTGATTGGACTAGTTTAACTGTTGTTGAACTTAACGATATTAACTATACATCTCGTACCGTTCCGGTTGGCAATGATGAACCAATTGATATTATGACGCTAACGTTTACTCTTCCAATATGGATCAGTATGCCTGCTAAAGTTACTAAACTTGGTGTTATTCACAAAGTCATTGCCAGTGTATTTGATGCTAACGGTAATACTAATAGCATATTAGAAAACGATGATTTGTTATTAGGTACTCGTTTGCAAGTTACTCCGCATGGGTATCAAGTATTGTTAATTGGTAATCAATTGCAAGTACTAAAATCAAGTGCCGTAGACGAAGCAAATACAGATTTAGGAAGTTTAAGTACGCAAGACGACAGCATTATATTATGGCACGCTGTTGTTGAAGAATACGGTAAGTTACGCGATGGTATTAGTCAAATTCGGTTAGAAAATGACACTAACGATATTGAGATTGTAGGTACTGTTGCTTATCATCCAACTGATGATCGCATTATGCTGTTCACAGTTGACGAAGATACGCTTCCTGCAAACACACTAGCCCCAGTTAACGCTGTCATCGATCCACAACGTAGTGGCCCTGGTGCAGAACTGCCAGTAGCCACAGTTGGTCAGAGATATTTGTTAACAGACAGCATTGGTTATGGTGCTGATTCTGACGATAGATCCACTGTTCCACCCATGGCACAAGCATGGAAAAGCACAGATGATCAGGAATTAATTGCTGGCATCAATGATATCATTGAATACAACGGATCACAATGGTCAGTAGTTTTTGATGCTAGTACTACTGCATCAATAGAATATGTTACCAATTTGACCACCAGTTTACAATATAAATGGGATGGTTCTGTGTGGGTACGCAGTTATGAAGGGTTGTATCAGGGAGGCAAATGGTCACTGGTGATCTAAACGCAGTAGGTATTTGGTTCTACGCCTATAACACACAACGTTATTTGTACTTAATGCGTAATGATCCTAAACATCCTTATCATTGGGGGTTACCTGGCGGCAAGGTTGAAAATGGCGAAGCATTATTAGATACTATTACTCGCGAATGCTCTGAAGAAATGGGCAGTTTACCAGAGTATATTAAACTTGTTCCTATTGAACAGTTTACAGGACCTAATAATCATTTTATATACCACACATTCTTTTGCTTAGTAACAGACGAATTTATTCCAAAACTCAACGACGAACACTTAGGATATTCGTGGATTGACAAAGGAATTATTCCAAAGCCTCTACATCCGGGACTTTGGGCTACTATTAATATCGAAGATATCTATAATAAAATCGAAACTGTGGAAAAATTGTACAGTTATGAAATATCGCAATGACTAATAAATTCCGGTCTAGTCATTGTTTTTACATTTAGGTGCTGACGCCATTCATCGGGTGTTTCACCGCTTCTAATAACATGAATAAACTTAGTTGAACTATACGCTTTAATAACTCGTTCAACAGAGTCAATTAGCTTAGTGCGTCGCGTAGAATCTCTAGTGTATTGATCGTATCCTAATAGATAAATTTCTTTATGCCCATCAAAGCATGCTAACCAAGCAGCAATCGCTTCGCTTGTACTTTTAATACCATAAGGGATAATAAAGAACTCACCAGGGTATTTTAAACAGTTGCTGGTATTAGTATATACCATTATTTCTTCTGTTAAGTTTTGTGCTACTAAATCTTCTAAGTCTTCTTTGTCAAACGTTACGTGAAAGTTTGGGTGGAATTTTTGATATAATTTATTGGTTCCGTATACGTGTAGTGCTAATGTGTTTAACAGTCCGTGACGTGCCATTAATCTTGACAAGTTAAAATCATCAACCGTTAATCCGTCACTAACGCATACTGCACGTCCAGAAATTGATTTGAGTTCAAGTGGATTATCGATCCACTCACGTGTTTGTTCTTTTTTACCGTTTTTGTAGTGAATACCAGTTACTACAAATTCGCCTTCGTACTCTGTTCTGTACTGTTCTTCAATCATCGTACACCAACAACTACTTCGATAATTCCTTCACCTTGACCTGATTTATCTTCAAGTGCTTTGCCAATAATAGAGCCTGCTGGCGGATCGCGTAATTCTTCTCCCCATGCTATAGCACACCCCGGAGTATTTGAAGCAACCATTAAGTCGCCTTTACGTACTACACCAACTACACGACACGGAACACGTCCTGCTAGTGCTAATGCTACTACTGTGTCTCCA